CTGGGGGAGGCGGCGGTAATGATCTTTCTACGGCCTCGGTTATGGTCATGCCATTAAATTCAGTGTCTAGCTCGGCTAACTGCCGTAATGTGTAAGTATTGCCCCTGTCATCGACAAACTTATCTACGGTCATCCCGCTACGGAATAGCTTGGCCCTGCTCTTACCTAGCACCTTATCCTGGAATGGCTCGCTCTGTTTCCGTAACCACTGATCATAATTAAGGCCCGCAGAAACCTGACCGGCCCCGCCACTGCCCTTAGCGGCCCGTGTGCCGACAATATCAGCGCCTAGATCAAACTCAGGGTTGACCTTGGGGGTAATCGTACTGCGGCAGTTAAAGTGCGCTGGCGGCTTGGGGTCGTTGTCGTAGTCTTTATAGATAACTCCGTCACGGGACATACAGATTAGGGATGTGCGGCTATCAAGCGTGGCTACCCACTCATATCCAAGTAGCACATCGTCATTCTCTTTGAGCGTTTCTTTGCGCGCCTGGACAGCGACATGATTAACCGCAGTGCGTGCCAGAGTTGCGGCTTTGCGGGACTGTAGGGGCACAATCTCCCTAATGCTTCTTGTAAGCTCCTCCGTAGTATCACCCAAGACAACAGACGTTCTAATCTGATCCATCACCAAGTTAGCGTGAGCAGGGCCAAAGTCGTCCAGCATTCCCCCAAGCGAGTAGCCCTTGCTAGGCTCTAGGCCCATGATCGAGGTAAACGCCGCTTGCTGTATCTGTATCGGTGCCGGTAGAGACAGGTCTATCTCAAGATGCTTCTGCATCATATTGCGATTAAAGTCTGCCTCATATTCTCCAAATTTCGTCAGGTCAGCCTTATACTGGTCTGCATACTCTTTATTAGACGCTAGAAGATACTGATACAGGTCTGCGGCCTGTGCCTGCGCTCTACTACGGCCAAAAGCCGTGAGGTCATCCGATTCCAGCCGGTCTATAACCTCTTCTAGCTGAAGGGCAATGAACGCCTCTGCCTCGCGCTCTCTGCCCTTTGCATAACGCAAAACAAATATCTGATGCCGCGTGATGGCATCAAAAATATCATCTTCAGCCGACACTCAGTAAAAGTTACTTCTTCGCTTTCTTGGGCTTCGGCTTGGCCTTGGGCTTCGCCTTGTCTTTACCCATTCCCGACTTTCTCAAGTATTTACCTGGCATCGTTAGCCTCACCATTTCACTTTGTTTGACCAAAACGCCGCAGACATTTTGCCCTTGGCTATATTCTTGGCGTGTCTGGCCTTGAAACTCGCACGCTTCTGTTTCATGGCCTCGCTTTCTCCTGCTTTCGGCTTGCCTGCCGTCTTTGCGCCCTGCTGCCCAAACCGTATCAGCTTTACCTTGTCGCCCTCTTTCGCCAATACCACATGGCTCTTGTCAGGATGGCTGGGCGTCCTCTTAGGCTTATTGTAGCCCTCTAAACCATAACGCTCTAGCCTTGGGTCTTTAGCCATTACTTGCCCCTCAGCTTCTTCCTGTGGTCTTGTATCTGCTTCCATTGCTTCGCGTCTACACTGCGCGCCCTGCCACCCGTTAGGACACTGTTGACCCGCGCCATCGCCCACTGCTGAGGCGTGACGCCAGGACGCCGCCCAGAAGTTACAGCCGCGCCCATACCTTTTAGGTAGATCGTCTTGAGTGCTCCATACGGAGCCTTAGACTCTTTTGCCTTCTTCTGTAGGGCTTTCTTCGCTGACTCACTTATCTTTGCCATAACGCTTCCTGTAAGCCTTCGTATACTTGCTCTCCGGTACTTTCTTGTCTTGGTCCTTGTCGCCAGCTAACGGGCCAAACTTTTTGCCCTTTCGCCGCATCTCGTCAAGCTGTCTAAGCCTTAGCTTGCGCTCTTCTCCTGTCAGACCTGCCACATACTTGGCGGGGACCATATAGCCTGATGGTGTTTTTACCTTGCTCATAGTGGCGGTAAATCCCCCATTTCCTCGCGCACCTGATCAAGAGTACGCGCCCCATCAATGATCCCTGCTGACTTCAGCCGGTTAAATATATCCTGATCGCTAATAATCTGTCTGTCCATGAGCGTGACCATAGACATGATTAGCTGTGGGTCTACCGACTTGTCGTAAAACTCTCGGTTAATCTCAAACGCTACGTCATCGCCTGTGCCCATAAACTCGCCACACCACTCAACGCACTGCTGTAGCGCCGCACTCAGATTGCCCACGATATCGCCTAGCACTGAGTTTTCTGATGCAAAGCGAATACGTGCGCCTTCTGCCGTCTCATTACTACCCCGGTCGGTGATGATCCGCGCACCGAGAGCCACCATCTGACCCTCTTTGGCTCTCATAGCCTCAAGTACAAGCTGGTTGGCATTTGGCTGTAAGAGTGTAGCGTTTCCCGATTCGCCTAAGACATGACCAGCCCTCGACCCTAGCTTGATGCCTTCTGGGTTGTACTCAAAAAACTCCTCCATGTTTAGCGAGTGCGTCAAGAACAACGTAGGCTGTCCGGTAATAAAACACGACTCCTCATAGTCCGCAGAATTGCGATAATGCGCGATATTCACATCTGCGATATCTGCAAGCGGCGCGTCATCAACCGTGCTGTCATTATTTTTTGACCCGACAAAGACTGCGGGTATAACGTCCCAACTGCTACCGTCAGCTTTTCTTGGGTATATTTCCTCAGTAAATGGCTCATCCTCACGGTATACCTGCTGTGTGTAACCATCCTGGCGCAGTCTCAGCACGCGGTATTGCACTTCGCTGTCATGCCCAAACTCATCATCAGCCGTTTTGTAGTTCTCGGCCAGCACAATCATCGTCACCAGCTTCCGACCGCCTACAACGTCAGTCCTCCAATTAACCACCTGCTCACAGGTGTACGGAATGATTGAAGCCCTGATAGCCAACCGCTGTATATCCTCGGCAGACATACCGGCCTCGGCCTGCGGAAAGTCCACCAGCAAAAACGATCTACCCGTCTCTAGTAGATTTGATAGCTCATCCTTAGCCAGTTGCTCAATTCCAAGGCCGTCTCCTGTGGCATCATCTATGAGATATTCCAGCATCTCTGGTAGCTCATACACTGGTGCCTTCCGAAAAGCCGCACCAACTAGCGCGTTTTTTGTTCTGCCAGTGTAGTTGGCAAATACCGCCCTACGGATATATTGACGGTATCGAAGCGTGTTTTCTCCCAGTCGCTCATCTGCCGTCTCTGGGTCAGGTACGGGCAGGTAAACATGTTTCTTTTCTTTGATCTGTACGGAGCCTCTTACTGCATCTCGGGTCTTATCCCAAACCGGTCTGTATAGCTCGTACTGAGGATGCTTCATACTTACAGGCATAGCAGGTTAACCTGATAGAAAGTCAGGCGCATATATTATCACAGGGCAAACTTAAACGAGACATTCGCTATTGGTTTGACTACCGGCATTTCGTACGCTATCGGATACGTTGTGGCATCATTCTGGTGATCCCGATTGTTGCTCTTGTCTGGCTCACCATTCTTGTATACCTGCTGCTCAAGGCACTCGGAGACCACAGGGCATCTGTTAGCGTTGACCTTCACTCTGCCCTGCTCTAGCGCCGCGTTCATCGACATGATGCGGTCTTTAACTGCTGGGTTGCGCTTATTTACCCTGATAATAAATCCCGCCTGCTCCAGTAGCGCAATGTCTGATTTACTGGCGTCTACCGTCTTGCGGCTTTTGCCGCTTGCATCTGGATATATAGCTATGGGGTGATCTTTGTAGCGGTTCTGTATGATACTCACCATCTCGGGCGTGTCGTACATGTTGACTAGCTCATCAACGCAGTGCCACACCCTGCCGCCGTCTCGCTGCACGTAAACGGTAGCCGCCTGCTTGGTTACGTTGAAGTCACATCCAATAAACAGAGGCTCGCCTTCCCGTATTTCCTCGTCAGAGTCGCAAGCGTGCCTGTTGTAGCTTGTATAGACCGTACCAGACGTTAAATTGACAAAGCGGCCCTCTAGGTATGCCTCTAGCAAATGTGCCGGATAGGCGTCCTGTAGGCTCTGTATGTAGCCGTCTGGCAGATGGGGGTTCGATCTGGTCGGCGCTTGAATGATCGCATATTCGGGCTTGGCCTCTTTGCGCCATTGCTCATACACAAACTTAAAGCCCTCTGGCGTTGTCGTAACGCCTACCGTATTCGGCCCATTCTTGGCCTGCCGGTTTCTCGCCATCACCTGGCGCCAGACGTACGCCGCATCGTCTCGCTTGAGCGTATCTAGCTCGTCAATGTCTGCGTCTGCGTGCTCGTAGCCAATAATCCGCTGAGGATTCTCCATAGAGCGAAAGAAGATACAGCCATAGCCCTCTATGTCGATCTGATTAACTGGTGACTTCTGCAGTCTATAGGAAATGCCCAACTCGGTCAGCGTTGCCTCAAAGCGAGGCCACGCAATCATGCGGATCAGGTCATACGTTGGCTCGTAGAAGCCCCTATTAGTCCCTCGATTTCTGATGATCCCGAAAATACAACGCAAAATCGCCGCCTCTGTCTTACCGGCACCAAAGCCAGCTACGAAGGCAGGGAAACGCTCCTTAGCGGTTATGTAGTCGTATTGGGGTAGGGTTGGCTCAATGTTCGGCAACGGGCTTGACCAGATTAATATTGATTGCCTGGCCTTCCTCTACGGTTGGCACCTGCTCTCGCCATCCTGCTTGCGTCTTGAGGTAGAAGATCGCCGCTGTAACATTGCCTTTCTGCGCTAATGAGATGAGGTTTGAGCCTACACTAGCAATAGCCTTGCCCTTGCCCCTTTTATACGCCTCAAAAACCTCGGGCTGGCGCTCCTCTACCGCCCTAAGCGTGTTTTCCGCTATGCCGAAATAGTCAGCCATTTGCTTCTTAGATAATACGGACGCAAGCGCCTCTACTTGAGCAACCTGTGCTTGATCAAAATATACTGATGGACGACCGCCGCCATCTCCTTGGTTGCCGATCTTAGCCATCAAATACCTCGCCAGTGTCAGCGTGTACGGCTTTCTTGCCTGTATAGTCCTGCCATCTCTTGATAATTACGTCGCAGTATTTAGGGTCAAGCTCCATCATGTAGGCGTTGCGGTTGGTCTTTTCACAGGCGATTAGCGTTGTTCCTGAGCCGCCGAATAGATCCAGAATGACCTGACCAGAATTAAACTTGTCCCAAATATCAACAAACAAAGCGACAGGCTTCTGCGTTGGATGAATTCGACGCTCACCCTTCTCGCTGTCGCGCCTGAAGCCATCCCATATATGCGTGAACATCCTTACTGGCTTTTTGATGTTCGTATAGCAAAGCTCACAGTCGGCATAAGTAACCGATTTACCGCCTTGCTTGTCCCATACAATCCAGCATGACGAGTCAGGAAGGCAAGACGAGTAATGGTTTGCGCCCCAAAAATACAACTCAGGGACGCTCATAGATACAGAGATGGTAAAAGCATCTTTAGCTACCTGCCCATTATGATCGTTTAGGACTGCGCCATAAGACTGACTTTTACCAATCTTTTGACCATCTTTGTCCAAACCTATTCCGTATGGAGGATCTGTGAATATTGCGTTTGGCTTTACTCCATCCATCAACCGCTCAACCGCATCAATGCTTGTGCTGTCCCCGCACATCAGCCGATGACGGCCAAGCAACCAGATGTCACCCTCAACCGTTTTAGGTGTCTCTGGTGTCTCTGGTACAGCATCCTCGTCGGTTAGACCTTCTATTTGCTCTGGCTGAAGCAGTTGCGCCAACTCGTCAGCATCAAAGCCCGTCAGATCAAGGTCAAAGTCTAGCTCCTGCAACCGCTCAAGCTCTGCGGTCAGTGCCGTTGTATCCCAGCCAGCATTCAAGGCCAGCTTATTGTCTGCAATGACGTAGGCTTTCTTTTGCGCTTCGGACAATCCCGCAAGCGTAATGGTTGGCACCTTTTCCAGACCCAGCTTTTTCGCCGCCATGAGCCTGCCGTGGCCTGCAATGATCCCGCCTTTCTCATCAATTAGGATCGGATTGGTAAAGCCAAACTCTTTGATGCTCGCCGCGACTTGACTCACCTGGTCGTCACTGTGCGTCCTACTATTGTTTGCGTAGGGAATAAGGCCGCTTTGGTCGCGGTATTCTATTTCTAAGTTTTTAGTCATTACGCATTGGGGTGCGGGATTGGGTTGGACCAATACTCTCCGCGTGCCGCTCCTGCTCTGATTTGCCCACTTACTAGGTCGTCGGTATCCATAGGGAAAGACTCAACTGTGCCGTCATCAAAGGCCACCAAGTAGGTGCCTTCATCAGCAGGCATCTCGCCAGTGCTTATAGCTTTCCATTCTATAACCGCGATCTGTCTCATAATAATAGGTTATCAGAAAAAACAGAGTGCCGTGGATGATTTGATTGCGTGCCCTGCAAAGCCCCCCACGACTTCATCAAATCTTTTGACGCCACGGCTCGCCACTAGGAGTATATGGGGCTCATCTCTGTATAACTCGCTAACACCATCACCTAGACCCCTTGATGTACCTAATAATTTCTAAGGGCGGCTCTTTGGCTTGGCTGAACGGAACCACAGACAAGTCCTGCTGAATAGCCATATCCTCACCTAGTCTGCGTGCCGACTGAGTAGCGGCCTGTACTGCTAATCTTACATCTTCACTGTCATGCACCATTATGGACAGTCTTGATAGCTTCCCTTGAAATCTGGCCATCCGTTCTCTCCCCCAGAGTCCTGGTGCATTCTTACCATTTCGCAATAATGCGCGTCCATTTGTTTCTGGTCTTCATAATCACCCGACATTGCCACCAGTGCACACAGCGCAATCAGCCCACACCCTACTCCAACTACTAAATCATTCATTTGTTATCAACTCCCTGTATTTTCTGAACGCTTCTTTGTCGCCCAAAATAAGATCAATGAATTCTAAATACTGTCTTTCCAGATATCTAAGCTTTATTACCTCTACAGCCATCGCCATCTGCTGCTCATGGTTTAGCGATTTCCAGTGATACCTCTGACTTACAAACGTGTCCAAAACCTGATTTGATAATGGCTCGTATGACATATCTAGTCCTCCTTCAATTAAGGTATAACACCACACCCCCATAATCAACGCTAACAGTTATAATCTTTCGCTATAACCTAGTTGTAGCTTATAATCTCATAATCAGGGTCAATTTCTCTCTGCCTAACCTCTTCCCGGTAGTGCTTGGCTACCTCTTCCCTCAACTGCTTAGTAGTTTTGAGGATGGCTTGGCTCTTTTCTCGCAATATCTCCATGTGCCCACACCCCAACAACTGCTCACAAAGCCTTGCCATCTCCAACGGGTTTTCTGTAGTCCAGCGGTGATGGTAATGGCACATCGTGATAGCGTTATCCATTGACCAACGCACAGCCTTATTGCGCCGCCCGTAAATGTGGCAACACTCCAACGCCTCCTGCTTGCCGCAGACCACACACTCTCCATCCCTGGCCCTAATGGCCTTGCTAAACCAAATATCTGCCGCGTCTCTTTTAACGGCCACTAAACTGCTCGCTCCTTATCTTGGTAGAACCGCTCACGACCAATTGCTTTTATAAAGCAGGTGCATTTTTCGCATAGCCAGCCGTGTAGCTTGCAGTCGAAACGTTTCAGAAACAGCGGAAGCATCTCAGTGTTGCACCTCAGACACCGCATCTTGGGTAATTTCAACCTCATAGTCCTCAAACATTAAAGCTGTATGCCATGCCTCGGCAAAATCCGTTATGGGCATTTCAATGGTGACACCATTTGGAAATGTGTCTGTGTATACAACGGTGTTTTCCTGATTTGTAATGTCTGTGATGCAGCCTCCGATTGTGGATGGCAAAAAAACCACCATCCCCTTTTTTTTCGGCAATTTACCGGCTATGAGCATCATCACGTATTCCCCCATCTAGCCATACGTATATCACATCTATAACGTGCGACCTCACCAAACTCTTTATGTAAGACCAGTGCATTGAGGTCTCGGCCTGATCTATATCCCTTGGAGGCGTGCCAAGCATCTTTAGCGGCTAGCGTCCTAAAGCTCTCTACCGTGCATCCCCTCAACTCCGTTTTTCGTGAATGGTGGATATGGCCTACAAACCACATTCGATGCTCCGTAGCGCCCCACTCCTCAGCCTTGTCTGTTGCCATTAATTCACCAAGGTCTGCGTGCTTCACCGTGTCACCGTGGGTCACTCCGATCAGGCACTTCCCGAACTGCACATAGTTAAATTTTGAGACCGTAGGTTGAATTTTAACCCGTGGCTCTTGCGTAAAGTAGGCCGCTAAGAACGCTGACAACATCACTGAGCTATGGTCATCGTGATTACCAATAGCGTTGATTACCTCCACCTTTGGGTATTTATTTAGTGCCAACTGGATCATATCCACCATGATCATGCACCCCAGCTTGAGGACGCGGCTCCATCTTGAGTCTACGTCGAGGCTGTGGCCGCTTCTGCTTGTCTGATTGCTTTGGTTGTCAGCGTGGAAAAAGTCGCCCAGGTTGCAGATTAATGCCCTCTCAGCGTTCGGCGTGGCCTCCAGCAACTTCCGTGACGCGTTAAGTAAATCATCCCTGGCAATCTGGGTGTCAAAATTCTCACCTGATTCTTCTGCCCACGCGTACATCCCGATATGTGGATCTCCAATAGGTATAGCCACCATCACATCATCTGCGTGCGCTTTTTGCTTGATTAACTTAGTCGGCTTGGCCTTTCCTTCGTAATCAGACACGGCCTCTTTGATGGCTTCATTGAGTGCAATTAGACGGCTTTCTTCGGTGAGCTTTGACTTGACCCACTGACCCGTAGCTATACCGTCGTCGTTGTAATAGGTCGATACTCCAGAAACAACAAACCCGTCAGGGACGGGCTTATTCATATCATGGTCAGGGCTGTAGCCTCGTATAGAGGCTCGCTGTCTCACTGCACGTAAGTGGTTTTTAACACTCTCTCGGCTCAGGCCCATCACCCTACCAGCCTGATGCTGTGACAAGCCCTCAACCATGCAAAGCTGTACCGCCTGCTTTTGCTTTTCTGTTTCGCAAAATTCAAGCAACGGATGATCCACACTAGCCCCCTTTTTGATTCAGCCTCATATACTCTGAGTCGTCTGGGCAGGTCAGGTAAACTTCGTGATCTAGCGCCCAGTCCTGCACTTGATCCATGAATTGCATCATTTCTCCACGGTCTAAACCGCTCGTTTCCTTAACCTGATCCTTGATGACTGTGTTATTGATTTGTATGGATTCAGTCCCCAAGAACTTGTATTTTAACAGCATTTTCATCTTTTCTTCAGTAACTTCTGCACCCCTGGCGCTGAAATATGCCGCCATCTCCCTGCACCATAAATGAAATAATGCGTTCTGCGATAGCGACCTTTTCGGAATGAACCGCGATACCTTCCACTGGACGGCATCCTCCCAATTCCATTCTCGCTCAAGCCATTGCTTGAAAAAATCTACCCTCTCCTCAAGCTCCTGCTTGTTTCTAACCAGCCAGAACTCGCTCAAAACAAATAAGCCCCAATGCTTAGACCAACAACAAACGCCAGCGCCCAGTACGCTTCGTTACCCATCGCTTATCTCCCGCTCAATCATTAGATCAATGTAGTGCCGCGCCTTACGCAAGTCCTCTACGCCGCCCTTGTCCTTCCACCTTGTAACGTACTTGATTACGGCGTGTTCGCAGATGCCCAGCCCATTTTCCAGGGCATACTCTAGCGGCTGAATCTTGAACTGCTTGTAATGATTGCCGCCTACCTGTTTATCCCAGCTACTCATAACCAATCCATCTTTGGCGTTTTGCCGTGTTCACCATGCCTAAACGCTTGGCCCTTTGATTCATAAAGTCGGATAGTGCCTTCGAAGGGTGCCTTTCTCTGCTTCGCCACGATCAACTTTAAATCAGGCTCACCGTTGATAACCTCTTGCTCTTTGGCTGTCAGAGTCATCCCGTACTCCTGTTTTTGCTTAATGCGTGAGCGCCGCTTGTTGTGCCACACAATCATCAGCAGGTGGACTTGATCTACCAGCGAGCTAGACCCCCTGACATCAAAGCGGGTCGGCACATACTCGTCACCCCCAGTCGGAGGTTTTCTAACGTGATGAATAATACAGATGTGGATTTTCATTGCAGAGGCCAGCCCGATTAGCTGATTGAAGAACAACCGCTCCCGCTCCGCATCTTCCGTAACCCCAGTGAATTGCAGGTTATCTATCGCTATGACCTTACAGCCCCGCCTAGCCATCGCCACTATTGCACCAAGGCATTGAATCGGGCTGACCCCTCCCAGGACTCTGTACCAATAGAAGCGATCAGTCATCCATGTGGCGAACTGCTTGCCAAACTCCCTGCTTGGGTTATCGACCGCCACACTCTGCTTTGCCATCAGCTTGGCAGTGTCCTCAATGTCCATCTCAAACGACGCAAGCCCTACCTTGACCTCTTTACTCGCCCACAGCAGTATCTGACTCAGAACTGTGCTTTTCTTGTGGCCGTTCACCCCTGCCACTAGCGAGACTTCGCCTAACCTAAGCCTGACTTGATCGTGAGTCTGCGGCCAGGGTAAGCCGATACCCGTAGTAGTGGGACTTTCTTCTAGCCGTGAAAGAAACTGCTCCTTAAATGCGTCAATGCTGACAACATCAACGTCCTCTACCTGCGCGTAGATTTCCCGCAGGTCTGTATCCGTGAAGTCCTCAACCTCTTTTCTCGATATGTTCATATCTCAAAATCACCCTCAGCGTATTGTGTTTGTTTTTTTGGAAAGACAGATTTCCAGCCGCACTCTATCGCCATGTCTATGGCTTGTCGTTGCTCCTCCTCTGTAAAGTCCTTGAGCTTGTTTGCCACCAACAGAAGCGAGCGGTCTGTAGTGGGTGCTTTAAACTTTTTACGATATGCCACCCAGTCATTCCACGGCTCTATCGCCACACCCTCTGGCAGCGCAAAACGACCATGTTTTCTCTTTGGTGGTTCTTTTGATGGTTCTTTGATGGTTAGAGTGTCGGTTTCGACACTACTAGCAGTGCTGATTTCCGCACTACAAGCAGTGTTGATTTCGACACTACTGGTAGCAGTGTTGATTTCCGCACCAATAACCAATTCATAGATCGTGGACTTGTTGTATCTTCGTGTCTTGCGGATCAATCCGATAGTCTCAAAGTGTCTCAAGGCATTGGCGACAGCGTGCCGCGTGGCACAACTCCGTGAGCAAATGTCCACATAAGACGGCCAGCACTGGTTATCCTCGTTGGCACGGTCTGCCAAAGCAATAAGAATGGCTTTTTGCGTGCTAGTGATCCCGCTCACATGGTTGAGCGCCCAGTTGATTGCGGCAATGCTCATGCGTTGCGTAGTCGGTAATCAGCCTCAGTCATCAAGGCAACCCACTCACGATCATCCATAGCGTTAACGCCGTCGCTAGGTAGCGGCTTGCTGGCTTCCTCACGGACTTTCTCAGCGAAACCGTTAGCCCTGCCGCCTCGCTTTAGTGCCAGCTTGTAACGCTCCTTGTCAGCCTGACTAAGCGTGCGCTTGTGGCGCTTTGCATCCTCTGCAAGCTCAACAACGAAGTCGTCTAGCTTTTCGCTCTTACGATGGTCTACAGACTTGTAATGGTCTACTGGAGGCATCACAGCGTCCCAGCCAAGACCTATTGCAGTAAGAACATCTAAAGCCCCGCATCCAGCGTGGCACTTTATTAGAACTCGCTGATCTGCAAGCTCTGTAATTTTTAGAGACGGTGACCCGTCGTTGTGTGCGGGACAGCAGGCCATCCACACGTTATCACCGACGGATCGGTATTTACTCAAACGATCAAGAATCTGTTGTGCAGACATAACCCCCCCCAAACTGTATAATTACAGGCGCAATCTCCTTGGTTGCACCCTCCCTTTAGCCCCCGGTTGGGGGCTTTTTTTGCTCAATGAACTCCTCCAGGCTTATACCTAATGCTTTGGATATTGCCATAGCCGTGCTGACGCGCATATCTTTCTGCTTACGCCAGCGGCTAATGTGCTGCGGCGCTTTGTTTACACGGCGCGCCAATTCAACACTGCTTACCCCTTGCCGTTGCTGCTCCTCACGGAGTCGATTGCCTAAATTCAAAACGGAATGTCCTCACTTGATTTCTTGCTCTCAGATTTACCCTGGGGCTTCCAGTTGTCGATGACTGCGTAGCCCTTGCCACCCTTGCTCACCTTCATGTCCATGTTGATCCACTCGGTGTCAGGGTTCTGCTTGAGATAGCCTTGCATCCACTCACGGAACTGAGCCACGTTAATACTGGCCTTGCCGATCACAAAGCTCGGCGCGTTCTCATGCTTCGGCTTTGGGTAAATCCCGCCAATCCTGTCATCCATTTTTCTCTCCTTACTGATTTAACAGTGTTTCGATGACTTCATTAACTGCAAAGGCCTCCCCTTTGCTGTTAAACCGCACGTTTGCGTGGAATAAATGATCTGGCGGGAATTTCACCAGAAATTCGCTGGTATCAGATAGACACTTGAAAACGCAAAAATTCGCCCCCTCATACCTTTGGTTCAAATTCTCGCGCGCGGATTCTGCGTAGTTCAGATTGCCATAACACCCGTCCATCATTCCAGTATGCAATTCGATCACAACGTAACGAATTCTTGTAAATCCTTTACACATTCAAATTGTCTCCCATTTGAGTTTGAGGCCGGTGTTTTCGTGGCATAAATATTCTGGCGGGAATGAATAGTCAAAGTCGCCAATATCAGATAGACACTCGAAAACGCAAAAATTCACCCCCTTATACTTTTGATTCAAATACTTGCGCACGGATTCTGCGTCCTCCAGATAAGAAAAACGCCCGTCCATGATTCCAGTATGCAACTCAATCACAACGTAAAAATTTTGATATTGCCGCCTGTAAAGGGCGTGTAAAGCCTCTCTATCCATTGATGATCTCCTTCCTTGCTGTGTTTACTTCATTAGAGCGCAAGTACGCCCTCTCCTCGGTAGTGAATACACCACCTTTAGTTGGAGCCAGCCAAAGTGCGTGCTTTGTATCTTCATCTAGCTCCAGCCATGCTTCAGCAAACGCCAGTGCGTCTTTTTCTATATGCGCTAGCTTCATGTAGTGAACAGTTTCCCACTCCTTTCTTACGGCTTCGTTGTGGGTCATCAATGCGCTGACCTTCTCCTCTAGCTCACTACGGGCCTTTCCCTGCTCGGTGAAGTCGTCAGCCTCATCCTCCGCGTAGACCTCACCGTGGACTCCAATGAGTTTAAGAATCACTCGATCTTTGGCCCGCTTTTCAGCCATCGCGCAGTAGTATTTGTTGTGACTGGTAGTTGCAGACGCCTCACCTACGGACCACTCACTCATACCGTCAACGTGGCCCGTGACACAGAGTGCCACATACTCAGGACTAACCGTAAGCACCTGCGGAGCGTCAAATTTAATCCCCATCTGCGCGGCAATCCGCTCAAGAGCGAAATGCTTTACCGACCACGTGCCAGGGCGCACTTCCCAGCAAGCAGAGTCCCTAGTAAGGCCCAAGGCGTTCAGATGCTCTTTTACCTTCTCCGGTATGTCAGAGGCCATGCTGTACCTCCGATCTGTGATCCTGCATTTGAGACAGGGCATAGCCGTCGTTAAAACCTTGGCTATACGGCTCGCTCATGCGCGGCCTGTCTGGGCCTCTGCCAAAGTAACCGTCATCGAAGCCCTGTAGAAACTCTCGCTTGGCTTGATGCCTGTACTCTTCCCAACGCTCCATAACAACCCTATCAGGAGGTGGCTCTGGCAAGTTAAACGTCACCCGCAACGCCTTCAGTGACTCATCTATGCTGCTGCTGTCCAAAAAAGGAATCTCTGGGATCTTGCGGTCACTGATGTTGTCCGCATGGTTGCGCCCATCAAATTCTGGTTTGCTTGTCATTTTTGCCTCCCAGAATAATCATCTGCACAAAGATCAAGAATGTAGTCGGTGTTTAAGTGGCGGCTAATTTCCCAGCTTCCCAAAAAAACACCTAATAGCTCAAACAACTGCGGGTGGTCGCGGTCGCCCTCATGCACTAAATAGCCTATATCTACGTCAAGCGTTCCCCACGGCGCATCAAGCTCTGTTGATATTTGGTAGTCGCATAAAATGCGCGCTGGACTTTTGATTGTGTTCATCTCCCTATCTCCTTTTATTCGGGGCCGCTTACGCGGCCAGCTCTGGTCTCAAGCTTTCCAGATGTCGCAACACGCTGTGCTTGTGGTGGCACCAAGCGATCGTTTCTCCGTCCTTTGTTGCGTACCACTCGCCGCTTCTGAATCGTTTTACACACTTAAAGATTCTGATGCTGGGATCTTTAACTACAACCCAAGCGTTTTTGCCGTCTTTCTTTAATTTAATCATTGTCTTGTCCTCGTTGGTTAATGGCTGTGTCCCCAGCCGATGAAGACAGCTTACTAATAAACACACCTGTTGACAACGCCACTGATGATAAAAAGGGCGAAGAATCTAGAATTTGTTGTTATAAGAATAGAGTTAATATGACCAAATGGCTGGGCTAGGAAGGTCAGTATCTACATCGAGGTGTATAAACCTGTGCGAGCCTTTTTGACTCACTCCTACGCGCTTGACGCCGTGCTGTAGGGCCACCTCAATCAAGCGTAGTGCTTTCTCACCGCTTACAGCTATATCGACAGCCTTGCCTGCCGTGTGCGCCCCTGGCTCCTCTTTTGCAACCTCTATGGGGTGTTCAGGACAGCGATAACCACTGGCAACAGGGAGAGCAAACCCGCAATCAGCACGGATAACATTAAGTAGTCTACGAAATCCATCGTCAAACACCAGCCCACCGCAGTGCTTGCATTTTAACTCGTCGTCGCTGAAATAGTTCATTTCTTCATTATCTGTGCGATTTTCTCACCAGATCTGCCAACGATGTAGCCTCCCAAACCTATTTCAAGAAGCACAAACGTCTCGTCACGAAGGTCATTCGGTAGCCAGCCTAGCGAATCTCCAACCACCAAGACTAGAAACGTCAGCATAGTGATGGGTCGCCAGTTGGCGGTTAGCCAGTGCTTTGACTGGGCTTCTGCGTGGACAACCTTGGCTTTGGCTGACAGCATCTCGGATTCATAATCGAATACACGCTGCATAGCGGCAGCTTGAACATCCAACAGGTGGCCTTTCGCCCTGAGCCTCTCATCCTCGGAGGTGTGTAGCTCATCGACTAACTCTGCTGCGGGCTTGAAAACCCCTGCTATAAGATCAATGACACCCATTAGGTCGGCACTCGCACTATTACGTTAAGCAAAAAACCAATGATAGTCCCGAAAATTACAAGTGCTGACCAGAGCATTACGTTGATTGGCTTAGACGGAGCATTTTCTTCCAAGTCATCAACCCGCTTGTCTAATGAATCAACTGACTTCCACAACCGATTTAAAGTGTCTGTTTGCATGAATTGACGCTCTTCTACGCGTGCAAGCGTTTGGAGCGCGGTCACAACATCGTCAAGACGCTTTTCAAACCGATCAAGGCGCTGTACTAATTGCTCCTCCACGACCACCTCTAATCCGTCACGCTCAACCAAGGAACACCCGTTCCAATTGTTGGAGCCGCTTTCTCTGCAATCTGTGCGTCAATATCAGCCTCAATCTCTGTAACTCGGTCAGTGCCAAGCGCGGCCTTGGCCCAGCCAATCGCAATTGTCTCGGTAATGTCCACCCACTCAACAAATGTACCACTGGGTGGTACAAGCCCAACACTTCCATACTGACCGCCAGAGTTGCCCCCGTCATCTTTTGACACTCGCCAATGAACAACGTTAACCACGTTAGTGTGCCCGTCTTGTGACACGGTGTAGTCCATTGCTGATATTTTCCATTGATATGACATCTTATGATCCTTTAAGTGCTGCTACTTCGGCCTTCAGGTCTTGAATCTCTTTGACGAGCATAGGCACCAGCTTGCTGTAGTCCACAGACTTCATACCTTCCTCGCCTGTCTCCTCGTCGTCCTCGCCGGTGGTGACGGCGTAGGGGGCGACGGTCTCAAGCTCTTGAGCAATGAAGCCGTAGGTCTGATGCTCGCCATTCACCTTCCAGTCGAACGAACGTACCTTAATGCTGTCGATGTTGCCAGCAGGTGCGTCTGTGATGTTTTCTTTTAGGCGAACGTCTGAAGAGGTGTTGTAAGCAACAGTTGTTCCTGTAGAACTGATTGACCCTGCCGAACTTGCGCTTCCATTGTAAAAAGCGACTTGCGTTACGGCTGTTCCGCCGTTGTCTACATGGACGTTTAGCCGCCCTGACGAAATAGCCTCAAAACCACCAAGTCCAACTGATTTGCTTGTTTTACCAACCAGCAGGTTGCCGCTGGAGTCGATGCGAAGGCGCTCGCTAGCATTAGTAGTGAACGCCATCGCGTCATTGTCGTGCTCATAGGTAATCCGTCCAGCGAACGTGCCATCGCCGAATGTAATTGCGCCGTCTGCTGTGGTGCTGTTGGTGTGAATCAATATACCACCAGAACCAGCTGTTGATACCTGAAGGTTTCCAATGGCCGTATAGGTTTGTCGCGCAATGTTACTGGTTGCGATTACTGCTCCAGCGTTGTTGTGGACTGTTAATCCTGCGTCTGGCGTTGTGTCACCAATCCCCACGTTGCCGCTAGAGGTGACGCGGAGGCGCTCTGCTGCGTTAATGTTAAACGCCATATAATTGCTGTTGTGGTTATACGTGATCCTACCAACCCCGTTGGATGTGTCAGAGAAAAATATCTGTGATGAATCGGTGGTGGTTGGAGATTTGATATTTATTGTTGATGCGCCTGTGGCAGCTTTTACCTCTAAGGGGTAAGCAGGTGCCGTCGTGCCGACTCCAAAGCGACCTGCGGCAGTAAACCTGCCGTACTCCGTGGTGGTTGTGCCGTCAAATCCTGCAAACTGAATAGTACCGTTACTAGTGTTATTTCGGGCCTTAAACTGTGTACCTCCGGCAGAGTGGATAAAATCAAAATACTGATTCGTGCCGTCCGAATCCTGCACTCTAATAACTGCACTTGATTGGTTAATATGAAAAGAACTGCCGGGGGTCGTAGTTCCCAATCCCAACCGACCCTCTGGGGTTAGGCGCATCTTTTCAGAAACTTGTACGCCCGATCCTCCTGTTGTAGTGGAGAACGCAATAGCACCCGCTGCGCCTGTGGAGGTTGTGCTGACGCCTGCAATTGTAGCTCGGGGATTTCCCGCTCCCGGCCCCGAAAGGTCATCTGAGGAAAAATTAATAGTCCCGTAGCTCTGGTTTGCGTAACCAGAATCATTCAATGTGCTGGTTAAAGAAAGAACAGGATTGCGGTCTTTAAAAATATCAAGCTCTGTTGCTGGTGTTTCGCCATTAATTCCCACGCTTCCCGCTGCTGTGAGTGTCAACGCAGTGCTTGCGGACGAGGATGAACGGAAGTCTGTTGCCTCAACGAAACCGTCTACAGTCACATTCGCATTGATTTCTAGGTTGCCAGTGCCATCAATTAAAAGATCAGGATTGACGGCAGAACCGTTTGTAAATAGCCCAATTGTTCCGTTCGCTTTTGCACTGAGACCACACCCACCTAAGTCATTTGATAAAACAGTACCGCCAGCCGCACCGCTCGTTACTCCTACAGAACCGGTTGATTCCCCATCGAACACAACCTCTGCTAATTGGGATGGCGTGTTTTCTGTTTCTATTTTTAATTGAACCACTGAGGAGGATAGCGTTGCATTAGAATCTTTGATATGTAGCTCTGTAGACGGGGCTTTGTTGTTAATTCCAACGCCCGTCCCGTTGACCTGAAAGTTTAGTGCTGGTATACGAACGTCTGTTATTTGGTCATCACCAAGCGTAATTTCGTTGGTAGCGTCAGCGGCTGAAGCCTCAGCGTTTGCACCAATCACGGTATTGTTTGACCCAGTTGTTATATTTCCTCCAGCGTATGCACCAATGGCTGTGTTTTCTATGCCTGTAGTGCATACACTAAGAGATGTTTGACCAATCGCCGTGTTATCTAAGCCTGTTGTTAAAGCTAATAACGAGTCAACACCAACCGCTACGTTGTACTCTCCCCCTGTCGTCACGCTTAGGGCGCGAGAGCCAACAGCCGTATTAGAACCTCCATCCTGACACTGCTCTAACGCCCGAAACCCAACCGCCGTGTTGTCTACTTGATCAATCATCTCCTCAAGAGCAGAATAACCGATTGCGGTATTGTTATTACCTGTTTGGTTATCTTCAAGAGCAAACGCACCAACAGCCGTGTTATCGGCACCTGTGGTGTTTTCTTCAAGCGCACGAAACCCAACGGCTGTCGTGTAATCAGCATTATTTTTTTGTGCAGACTCTACTCCTATAGCGGTACAGCGATCTGCCGTAGTCAAATCTTCTAGGGCTTTTTGACCAATAGCGGTATTTTCATCACCTGTCGTCAGGTTTGTGAGTGCGTTTTGACCTACAGCCGTATTAAAGTCACCAGCATCAAGACTGCTTGCTAAAGCATTCTCGCCCACGGCTACACTTGAAGTCCCACCCGTCAATCCAAGACCCAACTCAAGCCCATTGACTGAATCAGCTGTTAACGCATTTGCAGTCAGATCATTTACTGTGGTATCACCCGCCGAATCAATTGTCAGCGCAGTGCTTGTGGCGTTATCGTCGATACCTGTGGAGGTGAAGCCTGCAACAGTCACAGATGACGCATTGCTCATGTCAATAACGTCTTGTAATTGATTGTGAGAAAAGATTGCTGTGCCGTTGTTCTTTATTCTTACAGTCTTACCGGCAATACCGGCATCGCCTACCTCAAACCCAAAGCTGGTGCTAGAGACATAAAATCCTGAGTTATAGCCAGAGTAAATCCTTTGAGTTACAGAATTTGCTTGTCCAGAACCGCCTGCGATTGTAAGTACATTGGCAGTAGAGTTATCGTCAATGCCAGTAGAGGCAAAGCTAGTAATAGTGCCGCCTGATATATCGTCACCAGTAAGCGCCCTAGCCTCAGCTTGATTACTAGCGTTGCCTATAAAGACATTGCCATCATCTAGGTTAGGCGTGGCGTTTGTCCTACCTGCGCCACCGACCTTAATAGAACCAGCAGACGCATGAGATCGGATTACTTTGCCGATGTTCTGCAATAAGGATGACTCGCCCGTAGGGGCTGTGGTCGTTAAAGCTCCCGCAGTAGTTGATACATAAACGGTGTCACCAGCGGCAAAACTTGATGTATCAAGATCGTACAGTGTGCCAAACGTAACGACATTAACAGCGGCGTTGTTGTTTGCATCTGCCTCTGCCAAACCGAACGCAGGCATCTTGCTAGCATCATCAGCATCAGCCTTAGAAACCACAGGGTTATTACCGGATACACCGCTTACATATACAACGTCACCCTTAGCTAAAGCCTCGCCAGCCTTAGCTTGGAAGATAATCGCACCGGATACCTCAACCTTATCGTCATTCAGATTGATAAAGTTGGTATCTACCTCTGCATTAGTAAGGGGCGAACCTTTAGGACTTGTGCCATCAGTCTGCGTGGTTTCCCGTGTAACGATAGTAGCCATAGAGATGCGCCCCTACTAAATTAAGATGCAGTTAAAGTGATTACCCAAGTGACCGACATAGTGTCATCAGCCGCTTTGTTAATTGCCGCAAAGACAACACGGCACAGCATCGTGCCAGCAGTAGAGGCATTAAAAATACCTGCCTCTGTAACCGCGCCAGTCGCGTCACCCGCCTCAAACGATGAAACATACGTAATCGTATTGGTCGATACGGTTGTGCTGTCTAACGCCTCTCTGGAGCCTAATAGAGACACCAAATCAGTCTGCCCAGCCGCCGCCGCAGTTGTGCCAGAACCCAGGCCCATGTGCGACATTACCGCTTCGCTGGTGCCTTCCATGCGGTCACAGATAAAGTTAAGCCCTGCTGATACCACAAGGTTTTCTTCGTGCCGCTCCTCTTTGACGTTGCCATCTTTGTCTTTAACCGTGATGAATACATCACCACGCAGTTTCAGTTGATCTTCCATATCTCACCTCAGAAGGTTCTAACCACCCCAACATAGTCCTCAAGGAAGTAACTAATGTCGCAGTAGTCTTGGTTTACGATGGTTCCAGAATCGGCAATAGCACCGCCATCTGAGGCCACCTTGGTAAATTGTGCGGTCTGGTTCTCAGCAACACCGATAGCATCGCTGGTATTTTTGAAGAAATCGGCTGTCTGATCGTCACCTACAGCGGCCCCATTGGAGTCATCTGTAGCGGTAATTGTATCAGATAGGCTTTTATCAATCGCGTAAGTCTGCGCGTCTGTAAGCCCCGCACTGCTCTCTAAATGCTTGCTGAAATCAATGATGTTGCTGTCGGTGAGGGTTGCGCTATCCGCAACATTCTTATTCAGCGTAATAACGTGAACATCCGTTGAGCCTAACGAATCGCTGAACCCTCGGGAAAACGCTACCGCGTGTGCGTCTGTGATCGGCACATTGTCTGAGAACGCTTTACTGAAGGCTCTGGTTATTTCGTCCGTGAAAGCCGCAGAATCGCTAGGATTCTTGCCAAACTGCGTGGTTTGGTCGTCTGTTATGCCAGCACTGTCTGATGCTGGCTTTCCAACCGATTTAGCGGGGCTATCCGTCACACTGGAGGAATCTGCTAGCGGCTTGCCTACGGCCTTGCTGTCAGAATCCGTAACTCCCAAAGAATCAGCAAACGTGCGGATGATAAAAAAATAGCCAACCGCTATGGCTTCAATCGTTGCCCTGATTGAAGTTACGGATAATATCGCTCTAATTGACCGTACGGATAATATCGCGCGAAGGCTGGTAATCGTCCGTTTAATGCCGGACATTAGAAGTCCTCGCGAATCACTATATTAACTGGCTCGTATACCGTTTCTATGACCCCATCACTAAAAGTAAGCTCCACTTCGCCCTCATAGTTACCAGACGCAATCGTAGCCAGTTGACCGCCATCTAGCGAAAAGTACAGATTGCCTTCTTCTAGGTTAGAGCCGATATCCGCCGCAGTTAAAGTGAACTCTAAAGCAGTAGAGCCTTTTTTCCGCACTTTTAGCCTTGCAGAGCCGCCTGATACGTCAATAGCGTCACCAGTGTCCTCTCTGGTCACCGAAATATAGATTTGCGGCCCAGTATCGCCCTGTACTAAGTATATCGTGCTCACCGGCAGTACCTTTAAATGAGTAGACGTTTCAGTATTTTATCATACGGGCTTTGTGGGCCATACGACTTCTGACTTATCCGTGGCTGCGCTGTAGTCGTTAGGCAAATCCCGCAACGCCTGCCTATAGGTGCGCCACTCTGCCTTTTTTTCATCGCTCAATGGCGAGTCATTGACCTGCGTCCAATCGCACCACTGTAAAAGAGCGTCCCGCTTTTTCCGTATTCTCAGCCAGTTAATCATCGGGTTCCTACAAACTCAATTTCCCAGCGCCTATATTTGCCTTTAACCCCATTTGGGGAGTCAAATTGCGTTACCGAATCAAACCAATACAGCGTCAAAGCGGTGCTTCTTGATGAAAAAGGGACAATTATATTATTTTGTATGATGTTGAAATCCGCTGATGTGTCATTAATGAACGGATGCAGGTAATACCACTTAGTAAATGTCGTTCCCGCTGGCGGTGTTGTTAAGACGTCCCTGACAAACCATTCTATTTCTGGCTTGTCCCCGCCGTCATCATCCCAGTTAGTGCCCTCGTCTACTTGCCA